AAAGTTTGGTTACAATTCTTCTGTAGGATCATCATTTGAAACTATCTGGGACGGTGGTGGAGATTATACTTTTATTACATCTGCTGGAACTGCAACTGCAACATCATCTGATACAAGTTCAGATAACACAGGAACAGTTAAAATATTTGGTTTGGATTCTAACTATGATTTAGCAGAAGAAACTTTAACTATTGGTGGAAGTGCTGGGTCAATATCTTTTATCAGAGTTTTTAGAGCATTAATGATTACTGCTAATACAGGAAATGCAAATGTTGGAACAATTACAATAACTGTTTCATCAACAACTGTGGCACAAATACAACCCATTTATGGTCAAACTTTGATGGCACTTTATACAGTTCCTAGAAAATATAATGCTTATCTTGTTCAATTAGATGTAGGTAGTTCTAAAGATTTAGAAAACGAAATTAAATTTAGAATAAAACAAATTGATAATGGAAATACTTGGAATACTAGATCATTTATAACAACAAGAGGTGGATTTACTGAAAAGAATTATCATGTACCAGAAATTATAGAAGCTAAAACAGATATTGAAATGAGAGCCAAATCTAGTGCTACTTCATCTATAAGTGGTGGGTTTGAATTAATATTAGAGAAAGTTGACCAAAGCTAATGAGTAAGTCAGCTTTGCAAAAAATAGAATCTCACGAAAAACTTTGTCGTATAATGCAAAAAGCTACACATGATAAAATTAATGATCTGCAAGGCCAGATAAATAGAATTGAAAAAATAATGTTAATCTCCGTTGGTGCTTTAATCAGTTCAATGGGATATGTAATTATGATCTTGTTAGACAAGTTGTAATCTTTACATTACTATAAAATAAATATACAAGGATTACTTGTATGGCTCATAAAAGAATTTTGGTTATTTCTGATATGCACATTCCATATCAACACCAAGACGCAATAAAATTTTTATCTGAAATTAAAAAAGAATTTAAACCAGATACAATAATCAATATTGGAGATATGCTAGACTTTCACGCAATCTCAATGCACACCCACGACCCAGATTTATATTCTGCTGGAATGGAACTAGATCGTAGCAAAGAATATATAAAACAATTAGAATCTATATTTCCACAAATGGTAGAAGTAGATAGCAACCACTCTAGCTTAGTTTATAGACGAGCATTAAAATATGGAATGAGCCGACAGTTCTTAAAAGATTATGGAGACTTCTTAGGAACTAAAAAATGGAAATGGGTAGATGATTTAACCTTAACAATGTCTAATGGTCAAAGATGTTTTTTTACACATGGAAGATCAGCAGATATTTTAAAGGTATCTCAAACTATGGGAATGTCAGCAGTACAAGGCCATTATCATACAAAGTTTGTAATAAGCTATTGGGCTAACCCAGATAATATATTTTTTGGAATGAATGTAGGTTGTTTGATAAATCAAAAGAGTTTAGCTTTTCAATATGCTAAAAACTTTAAAACTAGATTTATTGTAGGTTGTGGAATTATACTAGATGGCATACCAAGACTACTTCCTATGGTTTTAAACAATAAAGGAAGATGGATAGGTAAAATTGTCTAGATTAAAGCGTCATAGAGCAACGGAGAGGGCTATTGATAAGCAAATAGGTGGTAACCATTACAAAGGTAAAATCCAACCAATAGAACTCATTATATCGCATAATTTAAACTTCATTGATGGTAATATAGTGAAATATGCTGTGAGAAAGAAAAAAGGAGAGTCATTAAAAACTAAATATGAAAAGATAAAGCATTATTGCGATCTCGGTATAGAATTGATAAAAGAATAGTATGTGGTTAGGATTAGTTAAATTTGGATTAAAAACAGGTGCTGAAATCTGGAAGAATAAAAAAGAAGCAAAGATATTAGAATCTGTTGCAGAAAAAAAACAAATGCAAAGAGTAATTGATGGTGAAATCGAAATGGTTAAAACTATCAAAGAACATCAAGCAAATGATTTTAAGGACGAAATAGTTCTTTGTCTAATTTCTATCCCACTACTAATAGCTGGTTGGGGAGTTTTTTCTGATGACCCAAATATGATTGCAAAGCTTGATGCGTTCTTCGATCAAATAGATCGTTTCCCTTTATGGCTACAAGGATTAATTATTGGTGGCTACAGTTCTGTTCTAGGACTAAAAGGGGTCAATATGTTTAAGAAAAAATAAATATCATTTAAAACTCAAATCTTATAATGTGTATCTATGTCAAAAGTAGATGCAATAATCGTAGAAGCAGAATTTAAAGTTCAATCTCCTTATAAAGAGTTTGGCCATTGGATATGTTTAAGATTTGTAGATACTTACCCACATTTTAATAAATTAAACGAAATGAAAGAAGTCTTAGAAAAAAGAGATGATCTGGAAGTAGTTAATTTTGATTATTCTTATAGTTCAGTAAATGAAGATACTGACCTTAAATATTTAGAAATTACTAGACATTAATAAGTGCTAGGTGGCTCTACACACTTCATATAGTTATTTTACATTAATTAACTAATTGCCACCCAGCACCGAAACGATAATTATAGAGAGAGCATTAACTTATTATCGCTTCTATTGTTAGAGGAAAAAATATAGGCTACTGAATCTAAAGCCCAAAAACCCTCTGACAAATTCTTTACGAGTTGCCAAGTCTCCCTGACAACTCTATCCATAAACAGATTAATAGAGGAAAAAAACCAATTTTCATTCATGGAATATTTAATTAGGTTGTTTAACATTTAAAGCTAAATCCCTTTTTAATTCTGATTGTTTTAATGACAGGTACTTATCAAGATTATTATAGTGAAATCTTGCCTTGATTAATTCTTGTTCACTCTCTGCATATTGTTTTACAATATCAACATACTCTGGGTCTAATCTAGCTTTATGTTCAGCTTCTATAACTGTTTTAGACTCTAGCTTATGTTTTAGAAAACATTTAGAGAACATAGCTTTTTTACCAGATTCTAATATTATAGTTTTTTTCTGCCACTCCGACCAATCTTGTGAAGCCTTTTCTAATTTACGATAAGCTTCTACGCTGTTCCAACTTACATAATCATCAATCATGGGTATAGTAACATCTCCTCTGCTTCTTGCTTTAACTGTCGGACTTGATCTCGAAGTTTTTCTATTTGAATGTCTTTAGTATCAATAATAGTTTTCAAAGTATCTATTTCTTTTTTAAGTCTTTCAATAGTTACTTCAAGATCATCACTTCTTAAATCCATTAGAATGGTGCGTCCTCTGGTAATTTATCATCAAAGTCAACTTGTGGCATAGCTTGAGCAATTGGCTTCATGCCGTCCACATTAGGTCTTGGTGCTTGTTTCTTAACCATAACAATACAAAAGACCTGTTCTAAATTACTTTTTTGATAAGGTTTTGGATTATTTGTTTCTTGCGTTTTAGTCATATATTTAGCAACATAACCGGCTCTATGGTATTTCTGAACTTCTTCAGTAAGAAACCATTCTGAAATCTGACTAAGACTATATTTCTTTTTGGTTAGACTACAAGTAAATTTTACTTTACTCGCTTCTCCAGAATACTCATAACTAGGCGATTGTTTGCCTGTTGGATAAAGCTTCATACTTAACCCACAAAACGGCATATCGAATTTACTTTTTTGATACATATTTACTCCTCATCAGCTTGTTAAAATTACGAACTTGCTCATTAAATAATAACTCGGATTTATGACAACTTAACAATCCAAGAAATGCTTTAAGATGTTCTTTTTTGTAAAGAATGTGTCTAGCTTCAAAGTCTGCATTATCTTTTGGTAATCTAACTAGATACATTTTATTAATTTTCTTACCTGTCTGTTCTTCGTAGGCAAGTTTATATCCATGTAATTGATGCACCATATTTATAAAAATACCTTTAGATGTTTTTATATCTATGAGCCAGAGATTATTTTGTTGATCTTTGGCCACTAAATCTAGTGTCCCACAAAATCCTCTCTCTGAATATAAAATCTTTTCAGACTCAATAACTTTTAATTTATGTTTTGTCCAAAATCTTTTGAATTTATCAAAGCAACCTTTAACTACAGGGTCGCTTGGTTCAGTAAATTTTTCGTTCTTTAACCACATCTCGCAGTATTTATGAACCATAGAACCAATATTTAAAATATTATCTCCCTGTTTTTGTGCGTTAGCTTTTGCACTAATTACGATACTCTCAATCTTATCTAAAGGAATATCGTTTCGTTCCATTTCTTTTTTGATTGCATTTACCATGTTATTGATTTTCCAATTCTCTAACATTGGACTTGCTAACTTTCCAAGAATTGTACTCATTCCAACAATATATTCATTGTCCTTGATATATTTATGAGACTCTGAATTAAATGTTATTGTGTGGCCGTGTTCTAATTGAACTGTCGTCATAGTTTCTCTCTCCTTTGTAATTAAATTTATAACCAATATCTTTAATAGGCTTATAGAAATAGTCAATATCAACTTCAAGATATTCACATAATTTCAATAGTTTAATTAAAGATATAGCGTTTGTACCCTTTTCATATTTCTGAACCTGTTGAAATGTAATATTTGGGTATATTCTTTTCGCTATTCTAGTCTGCGTTTTCTTACGCATTTTTCTAAGCTTCTTCAATTGTAAGCCAACGATTTTATCAAAAATCCTATCGTTATCCTCTTGGCTTACATTCCATTTGCTAACAAGATTGCTGATGCTTAGATTTATTTCTTCCAAGCTTTCATCAACCCTTATCCATCTGGCCATAAAATCTCCATTGTTTTTTTTGTTCATTTGTTTGTAAATTAAAAGCAACCATAAAACATTTCCTACAAAGTAGTGAATTGTCGTACATATTGCTATCCGCAGAAAAGTAAGCAAGTTTGTCGTGTTCTTTTATACACCTACCACAAACCATTGTTACCTTATGTCGAATTTTTTTATATTCTCTCATTTTATTTCAATAAAGAATGTCCGCGTCCCTCTAAACAATTCTTATATATTTTATTGTAATCATATTCAGCTTTTGGACTCAACCATAATGTTGCTGGTCTAAAATAATAGTTCCAAACATACTTTGAAGATTCCACTACAAAGTTTGTGTGTTGTTTTGCAAGTTGCTCACAAATTATTAAATCGCTTGTTATATGATCTGATTTACTATGATTAAAGCTTCCACTTCTTCCAGCAGTATCAATTGTAGGCTTGTATGTGGTGCAACCTGATAATAAGGCGTAAAAGATGCCTACATAAATAAGTATTTTTTTTTGTTTCATTTTATTCTCTCTCGTTTTAATTAAAGAACTGGTTGATGATATTTCAACATGTGCATTTTAAACTGCAAGTTCTTCTTTTTCTGCTTCAGCTTTGAAAGGCGAATCAACAAATCTTGTTCCTTGCTGATTGTCTTGTCT